GTTGTATTGTTGAATCCGTACTTACCGGGTTCTTTGAAAACTCCAAATATGAAGTTACTGAAGTCCTCTCTGGATTCAAAGCTTGTAGTTGTCCATGTTCCATTGTCATAGGTTGGTATATCTTGATAAATTTCACTCATAGTTAATGTTTAACCTAGGATAATTTATTTTATCTTTAGTATTAAATATATGCATCTTATTTATGTTGTATCCATGCTTTATCAGCATTGTTATTTTTACCTTTGAATGGGAATGCTCCACCTCTATATTTTGTATTTAAAGGTAGACCTGATATAAACTTATCAGCATAGTTTCTGTACACCACTTCATTTGCCGCTGCCATATCAGCTGTTGTCTTGGTGATGTTTGCTGTTTCTAGGATGTTTGCAATTGCTTCAGTTGCTTCCAACATCATTGTTCTATTACCACCAAATATACCGCAATTTAATACTCTATCATCTACATATTCTGTTGGATCAATTCCAAGCATTTGGAATCTTTCCATCATAAATGTATTTTCTTCAATAATAGATTCCTCATTACCTATATAAAGAACATCTTCTTCCATTAAGTTGAATGGATTCTTTAAGATAATAACATCACTTATGTCCAAGAAATAAACATTTTTAATTTCTGTCATTTCTTCTAATAGGTTGTGGTATAATTTCCACCTGTAATCTACCATATTTAATAGAACTTTATCCACTTTAATAAATGTAACTTTATCAGTAGAATATTGTTCAATAAATTCTGTTGAACAGTGATCATGTAGTATTACACAATTTAACTCATGTTGAACCACTGAGTTATAAAAATCTTTGATAATATTAAAATCATTACTTGGCCAGCTCCCTGATCTTTGTGGATCATTGCCACTTGTAAAATAGGTAGTAAAAATATAATCCATGCTTTTTAACTATTTATGAGTCATATGCTAGACCCTGACCACCTCTAACTTTGCTTGATTGTTCTTCTTGCAAGTCTTTGTATACACCTTTAAATGAAGCTCTAATCTGGTCAAAGTTTTTAGCTGCAGCAACTAGCGAATTAATGTTACCATCTCTTCCTGCTGTAATCTGTGTAGTCTCCATATATCTAGCTAATCTATCTAACATAGATGACATTCCCTTATATGCTCTAGATGTAGGAGTTTCATACATTCTTTGGCAGAATAATAAAGCCGTATGAATATCATCATCTTCTGTAGAAAACTCTGCTTGTATTTCCTTTAGAATTATATCTTCTTTATCTATGTCTGGCACATTAAAGAAAGGGTTCATATCTGGATTAGGACATGTCATGTAAAAAAGATACAAGTAGATTTTTAGATGGTCTTCTGGATAGTTGTCCATGACATCTTTAAGAGCTTTGAGTGTATAGCAGTGTTCTGTGGGAACCACTACTCCATTCTGAACATCAAATAGTCTTGCTAACATGTTATTTCTTTTTTACGGGATGGTCTTTGATATAATGCAGTATGGAGATAACCTCATCTACAAGATAAGGTACAGCCATAGGTATTACTTCTTTTACTATTGGATTGCCCTCAGAATCTTTTGCTGTGACCGGATATCCATATTGATCTTCTCCTTCTTGCTCAAATGTAATATGATGTATAAAGATTCTTCCTGGCTTTAACTTAGGATTATGCTTAAGTATAATATACATATAAATACTGAGCTGTAAAGCATAGTGGTTGAAGTTACAGTCATCCAAATGAGAAACAGGGTCAAGCATTTTTTCTGAGGCACCTTCCCAATTAGTAAATGATTCTGTCTTAATCTCCTTATTAGTCTTATAGTCAATGATGTTTACTTTACCATTTACTACTTCTACTAAATCTGATTGTCCACAAATACCTGCAGACTTAAGATAAACCATGTGTTCTGGATATACTCCCGGATCCAATTTCTGTGAAGGTGCATGTCTAATACCATTATTTTCTCCTGATGGAGAAATAACAGGTACTGTAACCCCCTCTCTTTCTATTGAAGCTAAAGAACATAAGTCAGCTTCTCTTTGGTTGTGGTAATATGTACCAAGAGTTACTGCTCTGTCAGCTTCATTTTTCCAGATTTCCAATATGGTTTTTTGAGTAATACCATACCACTTAGAACGCTTGTTCTTAGTGACTCTAGCAGCTACAGCTTTAGCATCAAAGGGTTTCTTTAAACTTGATATAAGTGTAGTTACACTTGTCCAGTTAATTCCTTCAGAGCCATCTATACTTTTGTAACTGTGATCATCTGCGTTAAATACTATGCTCATAGTTCATCTAGTTTATCTTCCTCTTCTTCTGTAGCAATGGCATCCCATTTACCTTTAGGACACTCAGAAGATAATGATCTGGTCTTAAAAGACAATGAACATCCGCATTCTGCACAACAAGGTTGAGTACCTTTTACAGCACACTCCTTTCCTTTTGTATCTAAGTATTCACAATCATCACAGATATCATGCCTCATTCTAGCAATGTCTTCCACAAACTCATCTCTAATTACAGAGTTTTTAATGCCTTCTAGGATTCCTTTTCTATTCTCCCAGATTGTCTTTAGTACTGCTCTCATCTTTATTCTTTTTAAAAATTTCTTTTCTAGTCTCCTCTTCTATTATCTTTTGTTGCAATAGAATCAGTTGGTCAAGTTTTAATTCTAGTCCTTTCTTTCTATAATATGCCTTAAATGTTGATACATCATGGTTCTCTAGTACCTTCTGTATCTTAGGTATATTAATCTTGACTAATCCTTTTTTTGCAACAAAATGTCCTAAACCATCCATATTAATTCTTGGATATTTTAGTTCAATAAGACACTCTCTTGCTTCTTTATAATATGCTTCAATGAATGCTTCAACAAGTGCTTCAGATACATCTAAGTCTTCTGCTACTTCTTTATAAAGTTTATTGGCCTTCTTGGGAATCATTGCCTAAAAATTTATAGTCCAATAGTATAGTACCTTGTGTCTGAATTTTTAACTCTGGATTTAGCCTTATTAGTTTCTTGTTGTCATCATCCTTTGTTACTAATTTATTCTTCTCAGCTTTATTAATACAGTTTCTTACTGTCTGAGGAGACTTGAATATCCAGTCTTCTTCAGAGGAAGCATCATAACAAAAATGAGTAAGTTCAAGCGGCTCATTAAAACTAAGTAAAGTGAGGCAATTCAAATCAGACTCACTCATTGCTATCTTATTAATATAACAATGAGTCATTATCTGAAATTTTACAACATCCCATTTGGGCATTCTTACCCTCTTCTGTACTTGGTTAACAAGTGCCATGACTAGTTCTTTTTAAGCTTTCTTTTTTGGGTTTCTGGATTAACTCTTCCTTCTAGGCTAAGTCCTTCTTCTTCCCTGTCTTCTTCTAATTCCTGTGGATTTTGGATATGATACATAGCAACAGCATGTTGATGATCACATTCAAGTCTTTTAAGTTTATACTCTGCAATTTCTGCAAGCAGTTTCTCATATGTGTGCTGAGCTTGTAGAAAAGGTATTGCTTCTTCAAAGAATTTCTTAGTCTCTTCTTTTCTAGCTTGCAATTGTTCTGCTGTTAAAGCATCCAGATTTTCTTGGTCTTGTTGGTTTTCCATGTTGGTTAAGTTATTGGTTTACAACAAATATACAAAATAAGTTTAAATGTATATTGTTTAAATAAAAAATCCAGGCACAGAAAGTACCTGGACTATAGTAGTTTAAGTGTATTACTTTTTCTTAGCAGTTCTTTTTACAGTACCGCCTTTTTTCATACCTAGTGCTTGCTTAGCCTTGTCTACAAGACCATACTTTTTATTAGCAACCATTGCAGCTCCACTAGCTAAAACAGCAGCCCCTGCTTTTTTAACTCCTTCAGGAATACTACGTTTACCATATTTGGTTACTTTACCGCAACCACTTTTTCTTCTTCTTCTTCTTTTACCGTCAGCACCGGTATATTCTTCCATACAAGAATCATCTGAAGCACCACCTGCTTCATAGCTTTTCATGGAACGGATCATTTGATTTTTACTGTGTATCATGATTACCTGTTTTTAATTGTGAAATTTAATATTGTAAGTAAGTAAAAGCTTCTAGAGATATCAATTTCAACAGAGAGTACATCAATAAAAGATACTCTTAGCTTAATTGCAAACTTATCCCATTGCTTTGTATAACTATCCCAGCCGTTTCTAAGCTTCATAACTTATTATTTAAGTGGAAGATATTTAGTAGCGCCACCTGCTTTAACTGCTTTAAGAATCTGCTTGCGTTGTGCACCATCAGAGTTATAAGATACATGCACCCAGTCAGGATTAGCATCTGTACCAAATTCCCAGATAAGTTGATCAAAGTTTAAGTTTGCCTTAATGAAGTCAAAGATTTGTTTGTTGGTAATTGCTGTACCATCCATGTCAATATCAATGGCTTCACCTTTACAATGTTGTGAACTAGAACTTCCTCCTACTGCCTTATTTAGTGCAGCAGAGCGGTATCCTGAACTTAAATGGATAGGTGCACCAAAATGGTCACGGATTGGTTGAAAGATGTTCTCAGCCAATTTTTTAAAGTTCTCAATATGCTCTGGTGTAGGCATGTTGCTAATTCCTCTTCTTTTTGCAGTCTCACTTCTTGTTACTTCTGCAAGTGCTAAATTTTTACTTAATTGCATTGTGTTTGTTTTATATGATTAATCTATTACTTCTTCTTCTGAAGTCTCTTCTTTCTTTGCTTTGTTCTTTAAACTCATGATGCGTCCGGCAGTTGTAATACCAAATGCACCTAATGTGAGTAACATGAATCCATCAAAGATAAATTCTTTAATAATTAGTTCATTACCAATAATACCAGTAATTACATCTGTCATTAGTACAAATACCATTGCAAAGAATGATATAACTCCTACAAATGCTTGTTCATTAATTTCATTATTGTCTGAGATCAACTCTCTAAAAAACTTTTTCATAATTTAAAAATATTTAGTTTAGGTCTTTTTGGTTTTACAATGTCTGTGTGCCAACCAAGAGGCGGTTCTTTTTGGTTATTATCATTAGGACAATCTTCTTCTCTCTTATAAAAGATTATATCACCAGTATAGTCATCTTTCCTTACAACATAATCAGAAAGATCTACAGCTACTATTTCATTATTTAGATAAGAGTAATATAACCATGAGTTCTCTTTTGCCCTCTCAATTAACCATCCTCTGATAGTATCAAGTTTATCTTCTCTTACTATTTGAGTTTCAATTATTGTTTTGTATTCAGTATATCTTTGAGCATAGTAAACAAGTAAAGTATCTCTTAATGAAATAATAGAGTCTTTTACTTTTGTTTCTTGTTTGAACTGTGCAATCTTAGCTTTCTGACTATCAAAAATAGCATTGATTGTATCAGCCTGTGCTTTGGTAAGGATGACAACAGAGTCACCATCAATTACCGTCTGAAGTGGGTAGCGTGATTGGCTGAAACTCAAACTGCTTACCATTAGACTGCTTACGAACAATATCCTTTTCATTTGCCAGTTCTTTTTTAATATCCTTTACTACAGATCTTGTACTATCTAAATCTCCTATTACTTCTGAAACCATGTTCTCAAGGTTAGCTTTATCTTCTGTCAACTCTTGGTTCTCAGCTTTTAATTGGTTCACACTTGTAGTAAGTTTCTTATTTGCTGTTGTAAGTTGTTTATTCTCTCCGGTAAGTTGTATGTTATCTTTTACAACAACAACATGTTCATTACCACTAGAAAATATTTGTATTACTACAATTGTAATAAACAATGCTCCAACTATAAGAAGTTTCTTTTTCATTTTTTTGTTTTACCAAATAGCATCAAGACAGTTTCTTTTAGACTTTTTGAGCTCTCAGTACTTTCATCTAGTTTCTTTTCTAGATCATCTCTGTAATCACCTTCTAGCTCCTCTACTCTTGCTTTTAATTCTTCTTCACTCTTAAGAAGTTTATTTAAAAACATCCAGCATAGATAACCCAGTGCTAAGACAGCAAAGCCTAATACTCCGTACTGTGTTAATACTTCAAAGGGACCAAATGACATTACTTCTTAGTTTTTCTCTTTACTACTTTCTTTTCTTCAAGCTCTTCTTTCATCTTCTTGTTATCATCAAGATGTCTCTTGATAAATAACCAAGCAACATAACCAAGGGCTAATACTGCTAATCCTAGAGGACCGTAGTCTGCTAGTTGTCCAAATACACCAAAATCTGGTGCTGTTGTTTCTACTGCTGTTGTATCCATTATCTTTGTAATATTAGTTGTTTGACTGCATCAGATAATTCAGCAACACTCTTAGCTAAGTTTTTAATCTCAAGTTGAGTCTGTTCCTGAATTGCCTGATATTTTAATCTGGATTCTTGTTCTACAAGTTCAATCTTTCCTTTTAATTTTCCTAGACTTTCTGTATTGTTTCTAACATCTGTGTGTATCATTCTAAGAAAGTATCCGAGAACTCCTGTTACTGCAATCAGTCCCCATTGTACTAGTTGTGCTATTTCCATCATTTTATAATTAATCCTGTAGTTAGTATTCCATTTAGTATAAAAGAAATATTTCTTTGTCTCTTTAGTTTCTTGATATCAAAAGCTTGGGCTGTGATAATAGTATCCTTACTGTTGATGATGTATCTCTGAGCTTGGATAATTGTGTCTTGGTTTTTAATTATAAGATCTTTCTCCTTGTCTCTTTTATATAAGACATGGATCATAGTATCCTGGATCTGCACAATGTTAAATGTGTCTTTAGCATTCTTAACTAAGTCTAGTTGACTCTGTAAATCAAATAGGCCGTGGTTGAGTTCTTCAATAATTAGTTTGCTAT